CGCCTCCGGGCTCTCGGTCTCAGCCACCAAGCAATTGCCGACCGCGTCGGCGTCACGCGTTTAGCGATCGGCAACGCATGCCGCGTGGACGGTCGCTGGCTAACCGCGCTTGTGGACGCGTTGGAGCGCCTGGACAGCGCCGAGGTTGCCGCCTGGGCGGCGGGGGTTGACAAACGAGAATAAGGGCGTAGATTCGGCGGCGAGACAGTGCGCCCGGAATTCGGGCGCTTTTTTTATGGGTGAACCATGGCGGATGCCGATGAATACGGATTGAACATTCGCGAACGGAAATTTGTCGAACTATTCATTGCCAGCGGCGTTGCTAGTAAGGCCTATGTTGAGGCCGGGTACAGCCCCAATGGCGCCGACCAGGGCGCAAGCCGCATGTTGGGACTTGTTAAGGTTCGTGAGGCAATAGACGCCCTGCGCCCGGATTACAGCGCGGATCTTCAGCGCGTGACGCCGGAGATGGTGGTGGCAGGGCTACACGCCGAGGCCACCAGCGGCGAGACTTCAAGCGCCAGAACCGCCGCTTGGACCCAGCTTGGGCGCGCGCTTGGCCTCTTCGTCGACCGGATCGAGAGCAAAAATACGTCGCTGGCCTCAGAACTAGACGAGCTCGAGGCGCGCATCGAAGCGGACGCGCCGAAATTAAAGATAGTTGTAAATCAATAGGTTAGCGCGAAAGAATGTTGCGCGCTATTTCGGGAATGTGCGAAGGCCTAAAAAACGGCGGAAACGCTAGGGTTCAATTTCCCATAATAGAGGTTATGCGACAACGCAACGGCCCCAGATCGAGGGGCATTGCTGCGGCGCAGCTAGTGCGGTGCGGCATCAATGTTGCACTGCACCATCCCCCCCCCACCAGTTTTTTCCGGGGGCGGGTTTTGTATAACACCCCCCTCCTGGCGGGGCGTAAAAATCGGCACCCCTGCCGAAAAAAATTTTTGGTGAAAATTTGGCAAACGAACGCGTCCAGCAAAAGCTCTCGGAGTGGCGCGACGACCCTGTTGCATGGGTCCGTCAAGTCCTCGGCGCCGAACCGGAAGCTTGGCAGCAAGAGGCGCTGCGTAGCATCGTCACCAGCGACCGCTTGGCAGTCAAATCAGGCCACGGCGTCGGCAAGACAACGATGCTCGCCTGGATAATACTTTGGTGGCTGACCACTCGCTCAAACGGCGTAAAGGTCGCCGTGACAGCGAACACCGCCCATCAGCTATCGGACGTCTTGTGGAGCGAGCTTGGCCGCTGGCGCGACGCCATGAAGATGGGCAAGGGCGACATAGAGATAAAGAGCGACAAGGTTCTGTTGCGAGGCAAGCCAGATAGCTTCGCTGTCGCGAGAACAAGTCGCCGCGAACAACCGGAGGCTTTGCAAGGCTTCCACGCAAACCACATGCTTTTTGTAGTCGACGAGGCTTCGGGTGTCCCGGATAACGTCTTTGAGGTCGGGCAAGGCGCGATGTCCAGCCTGGGCGCCAAGACGATCCTGACGGGCAACCCGACGCGTTCCACAGGCTACTTCTACGATTGTTTCCACGGCTCTGCGTCTGACCGCTGGACAAAAATGACCGTATCGTGCTCGGACAGCACGCGGGTGAACCCTGATTTCATCACAGACATGGCGACGCAATACGGCGAGGAGTCGAACACCTATCGGGTCCGCGTTCAAGGCGAGTTCCCGCTGGGTGATGACGACACGGTGATCCAGCGGCACTTAGCCGAGGCTGCGGCCAAGCGTGACGTCGACCCGTCCGAGTCAGCCCCCATCGTCTGGGGCCTCGACCCGGCGCGGTTTGGGATGGACAGAACGGCGCTCTGCAAGCGCCAGGGCAATGCGGTCTTAGACATCCGCTCTTGGAGCGGGCTTGACCTGATGGAGACGTGTGGGCGGATCAAGGCTGAGTACGACATGGTGCGGACCGACGCCCGTCCACAGGAGATCTGCATTGACTCGATTGGGATAGGCAGCGGGTTGGTAGACCGAGCCCTCGAGCTTGGCCTTCCGGCTCGTGGGGTGAACGTCGCTGAGTCCAGCGCCATGGGTGACCGTTTTATGCGGCTGCGTGATGAGTTGTGGTGGTCAGCCCGCGAATGGCTGGAGGAGCGCAATTGTGTGATCCCGGATGACGACGTTTTGATAAACGAGCTTTGCCTCCCTCGCTATGCCTACACCAGCGCTGGGAAGATCAAGATTGAGTCCAAAGACGAATCAAAGAAGCGCTACGGCGGCAAGTCGCCTGACCTGGCTGACTCGTTAATTCTGACCTTCGCCTCGGCTCAAAGCTCCATCACTGGCAAGGGCTACGGATGGAGCCGACCGATTGAATACGCAACGATGGGAATCGTTTAATGAGCAATGCGAAGCTTTATTACACCCGCCGTGCGATCGGTCCGTCTCCGATGAAGATATGCGGCGCGTGCGAAAAGCCCCGCCGTTGCGACCGCCATCGCGAGTGCGCGATTTCCGCGGCCAAGCCGATCCTGAAGCGAGCGAAGCGGGCGGTCGTCCCATCTGGAGATATCGATGCCATCTAATCTAGGATTCAACATCGGCGGACACCAGTTCAACCCGCTCGGTCCCCAGGTAAACCCGAATCTTCCGATCTACAAGCCCGACCCATACGAGGGCCTGATCCCGGATGATGACCTGCAAAGGCTTCTTTCGTCATTTGCTGGGGGGCAACTCCAGGGCGTCCAAAATCTTTCGGGGCAGCCTTATAACCCCGCGACTCAAAACCAGGGGCAGCCTTACCGAGAAGGCGGAGGCCAGGTTCAAGATAACCGGGGCCAGACGCGGCACATGGCTATGCCAGCTTGGTGGGAGCCGGGGATGCCCAACCCGAACCTCGCAGGCAGCACGGCGCAGCAGCCCTCGTTGCAGTTAATGAACCCCACCGGAGAACAGACGCTAATCCAGCCAACCCAGCCCAGCGGCATCTACGCAACCGAGGACCAGGGCGGCGTTGCGCCCGTTGCACAGCCACCCCAAGGCGCCGGCGAGTGGTCTCTTGAGGACATCATGGGGCTCCAGGCGGCTCTTGGCCAAGCGAACTTTGGCAATCAAGACCCGATCTCGGCTATGTCGATGTTTGACTTTGCGGGCATGGGAACGGGTGGCCCGACCTACGACACGCGGCCCGGCGCCGCTTATTCTGGTCTGTTGAGCATGGTCTCACCTGACGGGAAAACGGTCACCAAAATGGGGGACTACATCAAGCCTGACGGCAGCAAACTTTCCGAACAGGCGATTAAAAGCATCTTGCGCGCACGATTCAGCGGCATCGATGAGTCTGGTGGCAGCGACGGTGGCGAAGGCGACGGTGGTCCGGGCGACGGCGGCGACGGCTCTGGCGGCGGCAGCGACAGCGGCGGCAGCGACGGCAACGACGGCGGCGACGGTAACGCATGACCATGATGGATGACGACGACCTGCGTAACATCGTCCAGAGCGAGGTCGAGCAAGCGCTAAACTATGCCGACAGCACGTTCAGCGACGAGCGGATTAAGGCGCTTCAATATTACCACGGCGAGAATTTTGGGAACGAAGAGGTCGGTCGCAGCCAGGTCGTAAGCCGCGACTTGAGCGAGGTGATCGACCACATGATGCCGCAACTTATGCGGATCTTCGCGAGCTCGGATTACGTCAGGTTCGTGCCGCGCGGCCCCGAGGACGTAAAGGCGGCGGAACAGGCGACCGACCTAGCTAACTATATTGTGGAGAGCGAGAACGGCGGATTCCGCCTGATGCACGATTGGTTCAAGGACGCGCTGCTCAACAAGGTTGGAGTAATCAAAGCTTGCTGGGAGGAAAAGGAAACCGTCCAGGAGAGGGAATTCGAGGGCCTGACTGATCTGGAGCTACAGGCTTTGCTGGCCGATGACACCGTCGACATCATCAGCCAGGATGTGCGGATTATCCAGGAGGCGCAGGTCGCCCTGGAGGGCGGCGCCGAAATGCAAGAGCAGGTCTCTGAATACGACGTGTCCATCAAGCGCCGCATCCGTAAGGGTCGCGTGCGGTTGGATCTAGTGGCTCCAGAAGAGTTCCTGATCGACACCCGTGCCAAGAGTTTGGACGACGCTCGGTTCGTCGCCCATCGGACTCTTGTGACGATCTCAGACCTGGTGGCAATGGGCTATGACGCGGATGAGGTGGAGAGCTACGCCGGCTCGGCCGACGAGATCCATAGCCAGGAGCGACAGAGCCGTTTCCAAGACCTGGATGGCGGCCTGGAGAACGACCCGGCAGACGATACGCTGCGCGAGGTGATCTACACCGAGTGTTGGATGAAGGTCGATGCGGACGATGATGGCATCGCGGAGAACCGGCGCATCTGCACCATCGGCGAGGATTACCACGTCGTTCGTAATGAATACTCTGATGTGCCGCCGTTCGCGCTACTGTCGCCGGTCTTGATGCCGCATCGCGCTATAGGCCAGAGCATTGCGGAGAAGCTTTTTGATATCCAGTTGACGAAATCGGCTCTCCTCAGAAGCACCTTAGACAACATTTATTTGACTAACAATTCGAGGGTGTTGGCTCTGGAAGGCGCCACCAACCTTGACGACCTGATGACCAACCGGCCTGGCGGCATTGTTCGTGTCCGCCAGATGGGAGCCGTCCAGCCCCTCACCGTCCCCCAGGTCGGCCGGGACGCCATGGCTGTTCTCAGCTACATGGACCAGGTCAAGGAGCAGCGAACGGGCATCAGCAAAGCCAGCATGGGCCTAGACGCCAACGCGCTTCAGAGCGCCACCGCCACGGCTGTGGCCGCTACGGTAAGCGGCGCCCAGAGCCAAATTGAGATGATCGCCCGAGTGTTTGCCGAGACCGGCGTCAAGGATCTGTTTCGGATCATCCTGCGTCTAATCACGACGTACCAGGACGAGCCGAAAACGATCCGGTTGCGTAACGAGTTCGTGCCGATCGACCCTAGCGGCTGGGATGCGGAGATGGACCTATCGGTCAACGTCGGGCTGGGAACCGGGCAGACCGCCGAGAAGATGCAGTTTCTATCGATGATCGCGGCCAAGCAGGAGCAACTGCTACAGACGCTGGGACCGAAGAACCCGTTGGTCAACTTGGGGCAGTATGCCGCGACCCTTGAGAAAATGATCGAGGCCGCTGGGTTCAAGGCGACCGAGGCTTTCATCAACCGACCTGCCGAGGTCGAGCAGCTTGCAGAGCAGATGGCGCAAGAGGCCGCGCAGCAACAGCAGCAACCGCCAATCGACCCGGTCGCCCAAGCGACCATTCAGGCGAAGCAGATGGAGGTTCAAGCAAAGA